ATTGAGGAGTCGCCATGTTTCTCTCCGTGGATCTCAGTGTATCTCAAAATATTTATTAAAAGGAGGGTTTTCACAGGGGAAACGTGACGTGAACTACCAATCTGGATATTCCCACTTATCTAAAACCCTACTCGTCATTTTGTTTACAACTCTTTTGATGGTGCATTCTTTACACTCATAAGAATATGAAGAAGCTACTGGACCTCTGTCTTTTCTTGTTCTATAAAACTCTTCTACTAAATTTTTTATTTGACCACAAGTTCTGCATTTCCTATCTTGTAAAAGAAGGTGTCCAAGTTTTATCTGACCATCTAAATCCATTAAGAAAGATATTCCCACATATAAGATCTATCACCGTACTCTGCTGTTGTCCATCTATCTCCATCACCATCAACAAAACTATCATCGCTCAAACCATCATTTAAGAATCCAAATGGTGCCATGTCTTGTTCGATTTGATTCTTCTGTTCTTCATATAATCTCTTACGGACATCTTGGTCAGTCAGTTCTTTGAAGTAGTCCATTTGGACCAACCAAGCATAGATGACAAGACACATGGCTAAGTCATCATTACAACCCTCTTCAGCCTCAAATGAGTTGTGCTTTGAGATAAAGGTAGTTAGTTCTGAGATAATCTCATAATCACTGAAAATAAGTTTATCTTCTTCGATGAGAGTTTTCAGATTGAGTGATCCAACCTTCTTTACAGTCTTGGACATCTTGACACCCAACTGTGTCTTCTTACCCGAGAATCCTTGTCCAACAATCTGTCCTGCTCTACCTCGCATAGAACACATCAACAGATTCTGATACTCAAGATCATATTGAAGAATACTTGCAACCTGGTCTCCAATATCATTCACCTCACATAAGATAAACGCACTATTATAATTTTTTGCTACCTCATAGATGATATTGGGGAATAGCATCGGTTTGATGTCATTATTTCTATACTTTGCAACCACCTTATGTGGAAAAGTAGTGATGTCTACAACAACGAAGGCTGAGTAATCTTCTCCGACTCCCCTTGCCACGTCAACGGTCATCACATAATCATGATTTTCTTGAGATGGTTGATATACATCCAATCCAGCATTTCTTTTGATTGGGTTGTCATAAATGAGAGTTCTAAGTTTGCTAGGAGCAATCAGTGTATCAACTGATCCTAAGAACTCACATTCAAACTCGACCTTGAACTGTGCTTCTGATGTGTTCTTAATAGTTGTTTTTTTCCACTTCTCATCCCTACCTGGAACTTCTGACCAGTGAACATCTGTAGGGACATAATCATTCTTTTGTTTTTCTGCATCGTGCCACAGACGGTAGAAGTGGTTCATACCGTGTGGGGTGGATACAATAATTACTTTGGTGTTTTTACCAGAAGTAATAGTAGGATATACAGATGCAAAGAACGAGTCAGCGACGTGATTTGGGACGAATGCGAACTCGTCGAGAAAGAGGATGTTGAATGACATACCTCGGACAGCACTCGCAGACGTAGAAGCTGCCAATATCTTACTGCCATTCTCTAACTCCAGTGATCCTTTGTTCCATGCAATAATACCCTGTTGCATCCACTTGGGCAAGTTTTCATATGCAGTCTGTAACCTTCCAAGTAGTTCTCTTGCGGTTGCTGCTTTGTTTGCCAGGATGCCAATATTAACGCTGTCATTAAAGACAGCATAATGCAAAAGATAAGATACGACTGTAGTGGATTTACCAGTTTGTCGTGGCATCTTACAGATATTAAATCTGTTGTTATGGAAGTTGTTGATTAACTTCTCTTGGAAATGATATGGATGAAACTGAGTCAGACCCTCATCAAGAGAAATAATCTTGACATAGTTGTTGGCAAAGTAAACAGGGTCTTCTTTGCATTTCATAAACTCAAGGATTTGTTCTTGAGTAAATTCAATCGCAGTATTCGCCTTTTTTAGATTCGGATTGCCAAGGTATACATTATCAGACATAAGTTAATCAGCAGTTCCAGGCTCTAAGTGATTTATTGATTCTTGAATCGGGATCGTTTGCAGTTTTAGAGGAAGTCAGTTTCTTTTTCATTCCTTTCATTCTGGCGCAAAAGGATGCCCTACGGGGATTTCCAACCTTCTTTGAAGGTGCCTTAAGGTCGCTTCCTGGATTTTCTCTTTCGTAAGATTTTCTGCCTTTCTCGTTAAGTCCACCTGATTTGTTTTTACCTGCCTTTCGTGTCCATGCTGCCCCTTCGACGTGAAGGAGTGGTTGCCCTGGTTCATAGCTTGAAACGTTAAAAGTTAATAGTTTCGCGCCAGGATATACTTTAGAAACCTGATCTTGAACATCAGATTTTTTGGGTACTGAAATTTGAGGGAAGAACATCTTCAAAGCATAATACTTACCTCTATAGTTAAAGTAAGTATCAACGATGTTTCCAGTCTTTGCTGGAACTCTAACTGCCTCTTCTATGGATTCGCCCATAGGTTTTACATAGTTTTTATCTGGACCTGGTTTTCCTCCATCTCCACCTTGAGGTCCATCACATGGAGACATTCCATGAATAGGGCAATCTTTACCCTTTGGTGTATGAGAACATTCGGCTTCTTCTTTTTTGACACAGTTTGGATATCTCTTTCCAAACATGGTCTTCATACCTTTTTTCTCATAACCTTTCCAACACTTTTCATCAAGTTCAACTTCTTCCTTCTTAGTTTTATTTCCCCAATTTGCTGCACCGACTTTTCTGCATTTGACCAGTGCTCCTGACGCATATGCACTTGGCCAAACTGAGTAGCGTGACTTGACTTTATGGTAGCAAGCATCTTTCTTGCCTTCCTCAATATCAATCACGTCACCTACTTCTACATTATTTTCTGCGAACCATCCACGATTTACTTCTAACGCGCACAGCACCTCTCCATCTGAGGAAACTGGGTTCTCGTCGAACGGTTCTAATTCTTTAATGCTTTCGATTGTTCCATCCTCTCTAATGAAAGCGATATCGAGAGGAATTTTTGTTTCAGTCATGTGAAATGACTGTTGTTGTACGTCATCAAAGATAAACAACATTCCGCTATTTGTATCTAAACTTTCACGAAACATCAACCCTAAGTTAAAATCTCTAATGTTATTTGGAATTTCAATCTCAAGTGGTAAAGTTACAAACTCGGTTGATTCGCTCATTTTCTTCTTAGGTTTATCAGTTGAAACGTATGTGGGTTTTGCCGCACCAGTCTTTTGTGGTTGTCCTGGGTCAGCAGCTCTTTTTCTTCTTTGAGCAGAAGCTCTTTCTGATTTACTCATACTTGCTCTTTTCGCAGAAGAAACACACTTAGGTGTTGTTTTCTGTCCAGGTTGGCGAGCACAGGGTTTTCCTGATACTACTTGTACCCAACCTTTCTTACCATCTTTTGATTTGGATTTACCAAACCAATCGCGGAGACCTTCTTCACTGACAGTTTCTTCATTTGTTACATAATCTGCTGCAGTATCAATATAGTCTGCTGCTTTGGTAATCTTTGACTGAACCCATGCTTTGAGTTCACCCTCTCCTTTTTTACCCATCTTTTTATTAAGACGTTTTGCAGCATTCACAACTGTCTTCAGTTGTGAACGTGCCATGGAGTATTCATGATCTTTTTTGGTTTCTTCGGACATTCCGTTTCCACCGTTACCATTACCATTTCCGTTGCCGTTACCATTTTTTGGTTCGTCAACAGAGTGGCCATTTTCTTTACGGAGCATTCCAGCGCGACCTACAACCTTAAATCCTTTTGGGATTGGTTTACACTTTTTATCAGTGTAACAGTAATATTGTCCTGCAGGGCAGCGTCCGTTCTTAGCCATCAAAAGAGTAATTACTCCTTATTATTTATCAACCATCAAGTGCTACAGTAAGACCCAAAGTCATACCAGGCAGTTCAATCCAACTAGTGCCGTTATAGAAATTCATTTTTTTAGTTGTTGTATTGTATATCATCGCACCTTCTGCAAATGTTGCTGCATCTCTTGCCGATGTTGTGTATTGTGGCATATAGAATGCAGTTGAAACAGTTGCAATACCAGATACTTCTAAAGAGCTTGCAGTTGCAATACCGAGAGATGATGTTTGATCAGTAACTACAGTTGCATATTCAATTCCCCTTCCTGGTCCTGGATATGCTCTACCAGTATCATCAAGAGTTGCCCTAACTGGGGTTACTAATGAAATATTTGATATCGGATTTACTAATGTTCCACTACTTGGAGAAGAGAAGTTAGATCCAGAACTATGAATTACTGACCAAAATCCATCAACGAGATTAAAAATAATAATTTTAGAATTATCACTTTCATGTAAGAAGTAATAATATCCACTCGTTTCTTGGAATCTGGCACTACCAGATGTGCTAGGAGCTGTTGCTAAAACAAAAGAAGTGCTCTGTCTCTCATAAGTTCCTTCAAGATTTGAATTATATCCTTTTAAAGTTAACCTTGAATAGTCAACAGAAAATTTACCTTGATTGAGAAATAAAGGTGCTAATGATAAAGATGCTCCAGATCCAACAACAATTTCATCAATACCAGTTATTTCTTTATTGTTTGGATCTAAAGTAATCGATGCATTACCAACAGTAAGAATACCGGTAATTCTTGCATCACCTTCAACTAAAAGTGCAGTTGATCCAACCCCAACATGAACTGTACCAACTCCCGTGCTGATTGTAGATACACCAACTACGTTGATCCCACCTTCAAGAACTTTGAGTCCTGTTCTGGCAGTAACAATACCAAGAGAATCAACGTTCTTTACATCTTCATATGTAATTGTTCCACCAACGGTGATGTTACCATCAACATATTGATCTCCACCAACATAAAGTGCAAAATCAGATCTTGCAGTGGTCGCAATACCAACATTCTTGGTTGTATGAATACCAGCAGTGGAGCTAGCCCATGTTCCACCAGCACCTGCAATTGGACTACCGTCAGATTTAAAGAAGTTTGCTGCAGTTATGGACCCACCGATGCTAATCGTATTTGGGACATCATTTGTTCTTCCTGCTCCATAGACAAGTATTGCACCGTTGCCTGCAGATTTTTTAAGAACAACTGCTATCTTTTGAACGAGATCTGTGTCTCCACTTGGTCTTGTATTTGTAAGACCTCCGCTGGGGCGACAAAAAGTTCATCAGCGACATTAAACGCTGAAGTATCAATTCCTTCAAGTTCACCGCTGACAATAATTTTACCATTTGTATTATTATCAAGATCTTCAAAAACAACACCTTTTGCTGGCATCGTTGAAGAATTACTTGCCTCTGCTGGTGAAATATTAATTCTATCCTGTCCAGAATTATACCCTGTCTGATATACTGGAGTTCCAGCATTAATAGTTGAACCAGAGTCATTTCTTACGTCTAAAATTAATCTTTGAACTCCAGGTTCATTTGCCCAATAGTTATTTTCTGCTTCCCAAACAAGTATATCGTGATTTGATACATCCTGAATGGTAACATCATCAAGATCCTTGATGAATCCAGCACCACCACCACCAATTGATGACAGTTGATATTGAACTCTTTCTACAAATATCTTGTAGTGTTTTTGAAGTTGATCAAGAGTTACAAAATCTTGATCAAGTGGAGTAAGGGGATCTGGATTATTAGTCTCTGGTGGGTCTTCTCCAAGAGGAACATTAGTCTCTGCAAGTAACTGTTGTTCTTCTTTTAATTGTTTCTGAGATGACTTAATCTCTTCTACAATTTTGTAAAGTCCTTTGATATCAGACTTTACGTAGTCAATATCTTTATCATAATACTTGACTTCTGGGAGTCCTGAGATCTCCTCTCTTAGCTCAGTAAAATACTTTAGGAGTAACTCATCAGTCTTGGTACTGGTGTAGTTAATCTCCTTAAGTTCTTTGTTGATGTTCTGCTTGAGAGTATTATACTCCCCAAGAAGTTGTTTCTTCAGTTTACGATCATCATCTTTAAACTCTTTATGATACTCCCACATTTTGAGAGATGATGATCTGAGTTCTTTCCAGATCTTGTCTTTCTCTTCATCAATACGGGTATCTACTTTTTCACTTAGATTAGAAATATCATTTTCAATCTTAATTGTACTGTTGAAATGCTTTGTTTCAACATCTTCAGAAAGTTGTTCAAGATCAAATTGAACTTTTCCTCTCAGTCCTTCAATAGTATCGTTGACCTTTACAAAGTCATCGTCAATAACACTAAAGGTTTTACCAATCCATGAAAAGTCTGGAACTTCGTTTACTTCATTAACCCACTTTGGGAATTGTGGAATAGATGCTTTTACCGAATCAATAGCTTCACAAATTGCTGCAATCTCTGCATCATAATATTTGACCTCTGGTAAGTTTGCTACTTCAGTTTGAAGAGTATCAATTCTATCTTCAATAGCATCAACTTGCTCATCATAATACTTGACTTCAGGTAGACCTTTAATCTGCTCTCTTACAAGATCTACTTGATCACATATTGCTTCTACTTCTCTATCATAGTATCTAACTTCAGGAAGATTGCTGATCTGCTCTGCAAGTTCCTCAAGTTCTTTATCGTAATACTTGACTTCTGGGATGTCAGGAATGTCTGCCCTGACATCATTAATCATTCTGACCAGTTCTGGCCAAGGTGGTACTATATCTTGTACTTCTGCAAATGTATTTCCGTCTGCGTCTTCTATAGTTTGAGTGCTTTCTTCTATCTCAATATAATCTTCAACAGAAGGGAGTTCCTCTGCGTTCTCTTCTGTTATAAAATCTTCAACTGATGGTAGGTCATTATTGACCAAATCATCAATAGAAGGCAAGTCTTCTTTCGACATTTTATTAGTAACTTTAATACTTCGGGATTTCTCTCCCGATATTATTTAGGATCTTCCTTCAGTCCGTCTTTCAACATTTTTGCAAGATCTGCAGTTGATCCAACAAACAAAGCATTATTGACTGTTGATGGCCCTTTTACTTTCTCTTCGGCCTCAACATCCTTCAGTTTCTTTTGTAGATCTAGTAACTTATCTGTTGCATCAGCAACGTTTTTAATCAACTGACCTGCAACTTCATATGCTCTAGGCATCTCACTTTCTTGAGCGAGTTCTAGAACACCGTTGAGAGCCTCTTGTCCCTTTTCTATAATAGAGTAAAGATTACCTCTAGTATATTCGTAATCTTTTTTTATATCATCTACGCCTTCTTTTACTTTTTGAATTTTACTTTCAACAACCTCTGGTTTGATAACCTCACCAGAGGTATTGAATGTGTCATTTAGATCGTCAAAGTTTTTTGTCATTTTCATTAGAACGAACCATCAAATCCAAAGTCATCGCCCATTTCAATAAGCGCATTATCAGCAGCAGTAATTTCGTGAATCTCTGTTCCACCAAGGTGAATTGTAGCCTCTGTCTTATCTTCTCCACGTCTAACAGTAATGTTATTACCACTAATAGACTTCAAGAACATTTGCTCACCCTCGATATTAATATAAGTTTCAGCAGTCAGTGCGCTACCATCAGCAACTGCAAAGGTTTTTGCTGTCTTGGTAATGTCTGCTGCGAGAGTAGTAGCAGCATCTCCAGTATAATTTTGAGTTGCTCTTGGTGTTGCAGTATAAGTAATCTCTCTGGTGGAGTTGGCAGTATCTGTTCCAGTGAGGTAACTGATAGAAGCTCTCTTGATGATATCCTTGGTTGCAGTGGTTGCAGGACCAAACAGATATGTTTTTGCAGTAAATCTTAGAGTATAAAGAAGAACTCTTCTAGAGGTGAAATCTCCTTCATAATCATCTTGCATAGTGATGTTTTCTAACACCACTGGAATATCTTTTTTCTCTTGAATCGATTCTACTAATTCAACCGTGAGATTATATGCTGGTTGAAAGTATGGTAAAATCTGTTCAATAATTTGAAGAGCATCATCATTTAATTTTGACATGATTGATAACTCAAATTGCATATTGTAAGGAACAGGCATATACTGTTTCTTTACAATAGATCCATCATCAGGATCTTTTATAGTAAAATTTTGAACTGTAGAAACCTTTCGTGAAGGATCATAAGTTAATCCAGTAAACTCAAATGACATCCTTGGCAAAGTGATGGCAAACGGTTTGTTGAGATCTGGTGACTGGTTTATTCTTGCCAGAAACTTCTGGGTAGGACCGTATGCCAGAGGAATCTTTACAACGCTAACAACGTTATCCGAAGAATCTTCGTGCTTAATCGAAATGTTGTTAAACAGAGTACCAAAAGCTATAATGGTCCTCCTCAAAACTTCGTTGTAAAAATACTCAAACATCTTTAAATCCTACAATATCTTTATATTAAGATATTTTTATTTAGGGAATACCGAATGGGTTCCTTTCACTGAAGTCGATAATTGCATCGGCCTCAGTTTCAATATTAATATTGTCAGCAAATCCATCATCTGCTGGATTCGAGTCTGCAACACGCAGAGGATACGATGCTCCAGATGTGGATCCAACAATATTTTCTCCGATGGTGAATTCTCCAGTAACTGTTCCAACTTCAAGAGTATTTGTCTCAGAATTCCAAACTCTGACTCTTGCTGTTGTTCCACTAGAAGATCCAGTTACAATTTCATTAAAGGAGAACGTACCAGAACCAGAACTTTCTGGATTACCAATAACAAGTGTAGGTGCGACAGAATATCCAACACCAGTGTTTGAAAGGTGAATTGCAGAAATAGTTCCAGCAGCACTTACAATTGGATATGCAACAGCAGATGCAGTGGTCACACCCGTTTCAAATACTTCATTAGTAAACGTGACTGTTGGTGCCTCCGTATATCCTCCACCACCAGATGTAACAGTGATGATACCAACAACACCATCACCAATCGTTGCCGTTGCAGTGGCACCGCTTCCAGTTTGATTTGATGGAACACTAAATCTTACACCAGGAGCAACTGTGTAACCGGCACCAGATTTTACTACATTTACTGCTTGTACCGATTTTAGACTTGCGTTAGTGTTCTGATTACATACATTAATTCCACCAATCATGGTGGCGATGCCAACAGCAGTCGTTCCTCCTGCTGGAGCTGATGTAACACCAACAGTTGGAACAACACTATATCCACCACCTCTGTTTGTAACGGTAAAGAATCTAACACCACCATCAAAGATAGCAGCAGTTGCAGTTGCTGTTACGCCAGCACCGACCAGAGTGAGTGTTTGTGTTGGACCTTGAATGGTGTTAATTCCATCTTCGGTAAGTCCATCATACTCTTCACCGATGAGATTATTATCAATTTCATCAATACCAGTTGCAATAACTTCGTCTTCCAGACGGAAGAGTTCGCAATACAACTCATAAACATAGAGATTTTGTAATTGATAATATGGTTTTGCATATTCAATATCTTTGATCTCATAGATTCTATCGTCGAGAGGGAACCAAATAAGATCTCCACTTTTTGGTCTAGTTGATAATTTTACATTTGCCTGATCTTCAATCAAAGGAGTAATATAGTTTTCAAATCTATCTCTTGAGATAATAAGTCTTACTTCATCTTTTGATTCAATTCCAAACTTTGAAAGAATGTTTCCTGCACCAGAATACTGATCATAATTATCAACATAAGCTTCAAGAGGAAGTGCCATGTCAAACTTTGACTGCACAACTTCTCTTATAACAGTATTCTCTGTCAGATATTTCCTAGGCAAGTAGAAAATATCTACACCATAAGTTCTGAGCTGCTCATTTATCAAATCCTGAACAAGGTTCTGTTCAGAGGATGTGCCTTGTGTAAAGAACGGATTTAATACCATGATATCAACCTATCATATCGTATGGAGGAAGTTCATATGTATTTGACATCTGCTCCCTAATTATCTGCAATTCTTTTTCTGCATCGTCATAAATTTGACGACCATTTAATTCAATTCCACCTGGCAGTTTAACACCTTGGAACTTAATTAAATTTTGACCCCACTGTCTCTTCATTAAAGCAGTCAAATATCGTTTTAGGAATGAATCATTCCAAACTCTTGTGTGAGTATCTGGATCTAATAAACGATAACAGTCGATAATGATATAATCATCAACTGACATGGATGCCCAATCAATATCCAAATAAAGTCTATCTGATCTTTGGTTGAATCGAATCATTTTTTCAGTGCTCAACGCAAAATCAATATCCTCAAGATATCGTTTTGTCATCGCATATGTCAGAATTTCAGTTGATCCCCAATAATAGATGTCGTTGAGGAACAACTGATACTTAACACTGAACATATTATTTGTTACAGTGTTTGATCCGTCAAATTTAAATATTTTGTTTACACCAAGAACTTCTGGAGGGACCTGAAGATAATTACTGTTTTCTTCAAAAGAAAAAGTAACAGCAGTTCCAACAATAGTAGCAGTTCCAGTAGTTGTTGTTATGCCTGCAGCATTATTAGTTCCGCCTCTGGCTCTTCCTCTATCAATATCTTCTTGAGTTATTTTATACTTTAAAAATGTCTGTGTTAGTCCGTCGTAGTCACGCTCATGAAATATCTGCAGAGCATCATCCACCAAGTCATCTACTTGCTCATCAGCAATATTAATTTCCAGGACAGGAGCCCCTAGTTGCCTTTTGCAATAATTTACTAGATCTGTCCTACTTGCTGGTTTTGCCATTTATTTCACAAGTTTCCTAAGTGTATTTAGGGTGCTGACGATACTGGATTATAAACGTAAACGTTTCCGTTAGCTAACGTATAAAAAGTTCCACCAGCAGCAACTAAAATATCATATACATATCTTCCTTCTGTTGTTGCTCTGGTGTCAGTTGATCCTAAAGAAATCTTCATCTGACCATCATAAGCACTTGTAAATCCTACAGTAAATGAAGAGGTAATCCCAAGTGTTGCTCCAACAGCAACACTCTTGGACATCGCTGCAGACCCGGTGTATCCAGTCAAATCAAAGTTGCCACTTGAGGTAGTTTTTACGTTTAAATTTACCTCAAAATCTGATCCTCCATACATGGTCAAGTTAAGACCATATGGAACTCCAGAGTCTGGATCAAAAGTGATTGTTTTAGTTGCCATCTGGGATACCTATTATTGACATCGTTTCTTGCTGTTTATAATATAATTTGATGAAAGATTTTGCAACATTTCTAAGTTGCTCACGATCATCACAATTATCTATCTCAGCCGCAAGTTTTTGATATGCAAAACTTTTTGATAGATTACTAAGTTCTATGTCATTTGGATCCATTTAGTAACTCCTTTAGTAAAAACTTAATTTCATCGATGTCACCCTTCATATTAGCAAGTTCTTGCTCCATGTTCTGTACCTTATGATTCTTTTCAGTTTTCACGTTACGTCTTGAAAGATACTGTTGATACTCTAAACTATTAACATTAACAACTGCATTTGTCTCAGGATCTCTTGCGAGATCCTTATGACCTTCTAATCCATAAAAATCCATATTATGCTAGGGCGATAACTCTAAGCTCTTTGACTCTTGGGACAAAGCACTGATTTGTGGAAGTCAAATTCAATTTCACTCTATACGTTCTGAATGATGGTAATTGATCAACGGTGAACGTATATTCTCTAAAGTCCAGATCTCTGCTGTCATATCCGTATCTATTAGATTTGACAACAAATACATCAGATTCTCCATTATTATTTTCTGGAGTGATAATCTGACCTCTAGAGTTGAGGTTGCTATAACCAGGGAAAGGAGTGAAAATTGGTTCAATTCCTGGTTTGTTATTAACACAATAGAATGCTCTAATATCATTCACCTCAGTAAGATGTCCCGTAAGAATAATTTTAATAGAAGATGCTGGGTTTTCAAGAACGATTTCTTTAGAAATGTACTGACACGCAGTTGGATCTTCATCAATCGTATCAACTCTAGAATCAGTTGCATAGTCAGTAATAATATTATTAACTCTATTTGATGTTAGAATTGCACTAACTCTCTGAGAGTCAATAACAGGACTGATGCGTGTATCAGTTGATGTGAGGAATAGTCTCATGTTCATGGACTTATTACCCTCAATCGTTGTGAGATTAGCATCTTCATTAATCTTAGATGCAATCATTCTTGGAGAATCAAAGAAATTCTTCTGATTGATGGTAATATCTTCAAATCCCTTATCAACATAAGGAACTTCATTTCCACTGAAACTCCTACTCGAAACAGTTCTAACTTCAGCAGAAATAGACGTTCCAGAAACAGTAAGGTTTTGAACATTTGGAGTGATAATTTCAAAAGGCATATTTTGTGTAGCCTTCACACCAAATCCACCAGCAGATTTTGTGGTTCCCATGTAAAGTTTGGGATGACCCACGTCGGTGCTTCTATCAGTTCCAGTAGTAGAACTCATATCAAGTTTGACTTTATATGTGTCAAACGTAAATGGATCCGCTTGCGTAACGTCACTCAAGTTATGAGTTCTGTTAATTCTCTGCAAGTTAACACCACCAAGTTCGTATTTGTGAACTGGAGTGCCAATAGGATATGTTTTGGGATCAGTTCCTCTAGTGATGGTTCCACTAATGGTGTTCCCTGTGACTTGAGTGTATGTAATGATTTCATCACCAATCTGCAGGTAACCCACATTAGTTGTTCCAACTCCAACATTTTCAAATGTTGTAAACGAAGATGCCGAAGAAACTGTAACTCCGTCAGTAGATCCTGCAGGAAGTTCAACAGAAAGAGTGGTTGGTTTAACATCACCACGAACACCAGAAATTTTCACCTGGTTATCAGAGAAATACATTCCATGGTTCTTATGATCTACAGTAAAGTGAAGACCATCATTATCAATATTCACGGAAGAAATCTGAACATCTCCTCCAGGTGCTCCTGGGAGATCATTATTCAGAGTTGTAGCTGCGCCAGCACTTGTGAAGTATCCAAGAGACTTAGCAGATCCAACAACAAACTCACCTTGAACATTATTAAGAATAAGTTCGTTAGTGATTCCAATTCCAGCAACAGTCAACCTGACGTTTCTGCCCATCGATGCAATACCGATGGTGGTAATGCCAAGAACATCTCCAACTTGATATCCAGATCCACCTGCGGTAATCGTTGCTCCACTTGCAACAATAGATCCATTATTAACACTGATTTCCGCAGTTGCTCCTCTACCGTTACCTGTAAGAGTTACAAGATTTACTCCAGAGAACGTAAAACTTCCATCAGCAGGCGTAAGTCCGAGACCAGCATTAGTAATCGAAAGGTTGCCTGTGGCAGATCCAGCAGTGCCTACAAGGTCTCCTGTGGCGTTTGTACCCAGTTGATAGAAGGTATTGCCAATTTCATATCCAGAGTCAGCCACGGTGGTTCCAAGACCAACTCTAATCTGTCTAGAATTAAGACTAATTGGATCAGGAAGAAGATTGGGAATCTGTCTGTTTCCTTCTGTTAATTCAGGACTATAGAATTCTATGGATCCATTTTCAATAAAGTCTGCTCTGTACAGAGTAAACTTAAGATCTTCCCACTGACTTGGTTCCCATGTAGAGGCGTTTTGTGATTTAAACAGAGATCCAAGATATGGTTGGTTGGAAATGAATGTGTCTGTTAAAAGATCATTCTCACCAACTCTAGAGATATAAACACTGTACTTAGTAGAGTTAGATGCTAAACATATTGCATATTCAGTTCCTCCCTCCAAATAAACAGGAGCCTTAAATTGAATATTTGTTGCAATAGATCCATCAGAGGAAGTAAGGACTTCATCTGGATCAAGAACAATTTCGGAGAAAGGAAGAACTCTTGGAGAAGGAGCTCCGTTTATCATCGTTCTTAATTGGAAGACAACAGGAATATCCATGTCATCTTTAGATCTAAAGAAGACATCACAACTTGTTAAAAATACACCAGTCTCATCTTCAACTAAGAAAGATTGTGCAAGTGGATCATACCAGGTATTAATAGTCTGAGTTCTAGTACGTGATCCAATTACTTCAGAACTTACAACTTCAGTTCCAAGATCTCTATTGACATTTCTACTCTGGAACTCATTCTTAAGTTCAATTCTTGCATTTCTAACAGAAATAATGTTCTCTTGAACTGTTTCAAGAGTTCCTGTAGCACTGAATGCTTCTTCAGCAATTGTTGTTGCATCATCTTGATTGTTATCAATATCATTAGTGAGAGTGAACGTTTTAGTTCCACACTCAAATCTTGGATGATTAATGTTATTGCCGTCAGGAATAAAGTAACTACCAATCAAAGTTGCAGAGAGGTCCGAAACAAGTCTTACATTAGTTATCGTAGCTAATGCTCCACTTGTGCTTCCTCTAAGAACCATTCCTTGTTCAACATATCCAAAGAAATCTCCTCTTGCTTCTGAAGAGAGTGAGGCAGTATCAACATTCAAAATTGTAGAAGTTGATGAATATGTTGCTGCTAAATCAATATTGGAATATGGGTTTTGTGGATATGTTTTGGTCGGAGAATCATAAGGTCCTTCTCTATGATTAGACTGTGCAACTCTAAATCTAATAGAAGGTGTTGTATCTGGACGTAAAGTTTCTGCAAGGCCAGTTCTAAGCATTTCACCAACAACTGTTTCGCCAATCTGGAAAGTTCCAGATGTCATAGAAATTTCCAACAGTTTTGGTACACAATACTTAGAAATATCAACACCATCAAAGAAAGCATAAAGTCTTGTGAGTGGTTTGACTCTCTTAGAAACAAACTCAACATTTCTAGATCTCATGAATTGGATGAGATCTCTGCTAACAACTCTATCTCCTACAGATGTTTCATCAAACTGTTCAGTAACGACAGTTCTTGTACCAGATCTTGAGGTGGTTCCAAATTCTCTGGTTGTTCTGAGTCGATCTTCAATAACTTGATCAGTGACTTGACGAGTAGTAGATCCTCTGAATATTCTCCAGTGTCCGTTTTCTGTTCGGTTTATAACATCAGGACCGTTATTAATAACTCTTGTTCTAGTTGAATCTACAACCTCAACTCCAGTCCAATTGGTTTCCCAAGAATCCCAAACGATAGGTCCAAATCCTGTCTGAGGATCAATTGTACCATTTGCTGCAAGATTATTGAAGGTTTCTGCATAGTTACCTTCAGTCTCAATAATTTTAGCTTCAAGTCTTGATGTATCCACCCAGTTATCAGTTGCTGGAGTGAGTTCAAGAGTTCCATTCCAGAAACTAATTAAAAATGGAGTGACACTCTCAGTCCTGGTGGCAAATGTTTGACTAATGTATTCTACTTCAGAATAATCAAGAGTTACAATATCATTTTGCTTTCTTACATTATTGCCTTCAATAGCAGCAAAGTTGATATCATCTGTTGCATCAGTATCAACTACTGGCCCGAAGATCATATCTACGGAGTTTGTGTAATGTCTGGGTCTTAACTCATTATATTTTCTATCGATAGCATTATTGACATCAATATTATCCTCTTGTGCAGAGAAGTCATTAAAGTTATCCACGAAGAATCCAGACTTAAATCTGTTTAATCCTTCTGCATCGGGAATAAAGAAGTTTGCAGTTTCCTTCTCAAGAAGAGATAAAGTTGTATAATATTCAAGACTCTTGATTCTATCCTCAAGTTTCTTGATATCTCTCATTTGATATCTCTTATAATCTAAGAATGCAAGTTTTGCATGTTCTGGTCTATAGAGATATGGTGGCAGAGTTACTGTGCAAAGTTCAATTGCATCATTAATTGGCTCTGGTCTTTGAGGACTATCTGATGGAGTTCCGTAGATAATTTGGAAACGACCATCCTTAGACAAATATACCCTATCAATTCTTCCTTGATAGTAAGAATAATCCATGATAATGGTCTCATCAGATGCCAAAGTATTTGCAGCAGTCTGACCAGAAGTTTCAAAAGATCTTCCAAAGAATTCTAGAGGTGATCTTACATCAGCAGCCACCGTATATTCAGCAACTCTTGGTCTGATGTCGATAATATCAGAGTTTCTATAGATGTCAACATAATTAATTTCATTACCGTAGTCGAAATTATTATAAGAATTAACTGTTACGACATCACCAGCATCTGTGGTATCAAAAGACGCGCTAGAAAAATATATCTTCAGTTGTTTTGCTGGAGATGATTTGCCTTTCTTTCTTCTAAGACGACCATGATCATAGAAGGTTTCTTCTTGACCAGTTCTAAAAGTATAGTTTGGTGAAACATTAAAACTTGGAGAACCTATACTGGAGATTACAGCACTAATATTTGACTCCTGTGCTTCTATGGTTTCTCCTTCAACAAAAATATTTTCTGTTTTACTAATAAATGTGATTGTAGAATCATTAAGTTTTTCGGATACAATTGCTCTTGCGCCACTTGTTTGACCAACAATCTGTTCACCAATCAACAATTCTGTTGTAGTTGTCGATGCACTATTAATTGACTGCAAAGTCATGTTTGGTGCAGAAGCTGCAGAGGTATCTGCAGACTCATAAATTCCATGAATTTCTATAATGTCTGGGAAGTTTAAAGAAATAACTTCATCTTCAACTCTAGTTCCAAATGGGTAGTTTCCATAAGTAAGTCCATTATTTAAAGTTGTAGATCCAATACCAGATCCTGCTAATTTAGATTTATCGACAATAATAGAATTGACTCTATTCTTGATCTTAACTTTTGCTTTTGGACTTGTCTTGTTAAGAGTTGCGATTAAAGTTGCGCCAGTATCATCTGTACCTAAATTGCGAATTTGTAAGGTTTTGCCATCAGCACCAATATCAAACTTGTCTCCAGTGAGAACCTCTGTCGATCCATCAGATCTTGTCAACAGATATCTTTCTTCATCAAACTGTAAGAAGGTTTCATTAGCTCCTGCTGTTACCTGTGCGGATAATTGATTACTAGCAATATCAACGCTAAATGTTTTTCTGATTACTAATGTTGCTTCTGAAATATCAACATTAGAAACATTTGCCTTCGCTAGTGGTGTATAAAGAGAAGCATCAGAAACAGTTGCAAGATCTGTTTTAAGAACTTTTAAATCAGTTATATCTAAAGTCGCTGCTGGTAAAAATGCACTAGCAACACCAACAACATCAGTTACCGCGGCCACAGTGATCGTTGTTGTTGCAACGCCCACAACTCTTGCAAAAATAGGATCATTTCTAAGTCCTGCTGTAGTATCAGTATATTCAATCAGATCATTCTCTTTTACAAGAGTTCCAGGGAAAGCACTGTTCTTAGCAGTAATCGTACTGATACCACCAGACAAAGCACTAACAGTAGCAATACCCACACTAAACTTGGTGGATTGAATTACATCTGCACTAAATGTATTGATACCAACGGTTGTAGGAGTTCCCTCATATCCGTCCATTCCATAGACAGATTTAACGTCAGCAATACCATGTTCGGTAATAGCTACAGCAACTCTACCATCTTCAATACCATTAAAGATGAGTTTTTCAAAAGGAACAAAAGATCCTTCAGTTTCATAAACAGTAACTGCAGTTCCAGCAGAAACTGCATGTCTTAAGAATCCAGTTGCACCACTGTTTGCGCCTTTTACAAATGTAGGGACAGACAGTGTTGTTGACTGGTTTACAGCGATCTCTACATTAGTCTGAACATCATATAATGCAAGATTCCACTGATTGATATCTCCATTTGCCGCGTCATATGATCCAGACTCTAACTTAAAGTCATAGACTCTAGCAACTCCAATTTCATTTCCAGGAGCTGTTTGTTGATCGGATCCAACTCTTTGATCTCTAAGACTTACAACATAAGTTCCAAATCCAACTGTTGGAGATCTGAATACTCTGTTTATCTTTAATGTTGGACCAGTATTATAAACAATATTTTGATTTTCAATAGTTTTGGTCGTTCTTGGTTTATCTACATCAAGATATTTTGCATTTAAGGTTTCGATTTCATATCCTTTAACATATGCTTTTCCAGGAGCAATCTTATAAAGAGCTAAATCGTCTGTTGGAGTTGTTCCACTAGGAGTAAACTGTCCTGTTTCAAATATACCACCATTTCCAAGTCCATCATTCAAAGAGTTGACTACAGTGATATCAAACGGTTTTACAAAATAATGTCCTGATTCATCAAACGTTCTTCTTGCAAGAACATCAGTTAGATCATCATAAAATACACCACCATAATTCTTCTTTGCTTTCTTTTGAGTTTGAAGAACTCCGTTAATTACTGTAGCAAGTAAAATAAAGTTATCATCGTTAAAATCATCAAGAGGTTTTTTAAACAAACTTGTAGAAATTCTAAGTCTATCAGCACCTGGTGCTGCATAGTTATTAAATCCCTGAGAGTTGTCGTTGAGAGTTTCGTCTAAATCTGCATTAACGATCTCTTCGTTAACAAATAAACCAATTCTATAACTTGGAGTTGTTCCATATTGATCAAGAAGAAGATTTTCTCTATCAACGTTTACAAAATTTCCACGAATAAAATAAATACCGTTTTCAATTTGGAAAGAAGATCCAGTTGCAGCTGCAGCGTTCGTCAAAGTAGATGCAAGAGGGGATCCTGCAGCAATTGTAGTATTTCCAAGTAGTCCAGAAGTTACTACTTCATTACATGTCAACAATTCTCCATCAAAAAATGTTTGAGTAGAATTATTTCCAGTACTTGAAGTAAGATAATTAATATAAAGTGTTAAATTGCCCCTTTCAGAATCTTCGGGCAGCAGAACACTATCAACAAAAGCCGTTACCCCAGAAGTCTGCCCAGTAATTTTTGTTCCTACTAACTGATCAGCATATGCCGATACTGGAACACCCTGATATGTATTCTCTAACTGTACGCAGTAATATAATTGACTATATCCAATATTTCCTGGTATTACTTTTGCACCCTCTTTAAAAAAATGCTGCCCAAACTTTTCAATTTGATTTTGCAGTATAGACTGCAGAGTTGTTAACTCTCTTGCCTGAACAGGATATCCTGGTTTGAATAATACCTTGTGGTAATCATTAGCTGCATCAAAATCATCAAAGTATGGAGCTACGTTGAGGTTCGTTTGTTGGGGCATAATTCTTTAGAACTGCAAAATAACTTTTATGTCTTCCTTTTGACTCGCTGATCGAGTTATGGCTGGTCGGTTGTCAACGTAAATGATGTTTCCTGAATGCGCTTTGACCTCAGGATTAGAAATACCACTCGTAAAAGTTTGACCAAGATAGTATGTACGATTATTTATTACGGTAGATATACCTGAGAAGTTACTATCAATACTTAAATCTTGACCAGTTGATGGAACAATTGTCAGTGCTCCACCAGTTCCAGGAGATGATGTAAACTCTGTTAAATCAAATCCATACGTTGGTTGGGTTTGTGCGGTTCCAACTGTGTTAAATCCAGCAAGAGATCTATCTTGCCAGAATTTTAATACTCCTGTATTTTGATCATAATTAATAACTCTTCCTACAGCAGTTGTTCCTGTGGAAACTGTCTGAGTAAAATATGCATCAGCAGTAAATGTTGCTGTGCTATATCCTGTTCCAACAAGTTTCAAAGCACTAACAGCACTTGCTTTATCTGCTGAAAGGAGAGTTGTAGAACCAAACTGTTGTGGATTTTCTACAACACCAACTCTGGCAATTTGGTTGCCTGTAATGAAGTCTGGATTTTCGTTGTCATTTTCAATTCTAGAATAAAGAAGAACATTATATGCGCCCAACTCTCTGTAAATATCAGCACCATGGCCACCCTGTGGTGGAATGATTACATCAAACGTTGGTCTGGTGGTTCCTGTTGGAACTCCACCAGCAACTAAATCAACATTTCCATAGGTATAACCTGAACCCTGAGCAGAAACAGTTACAGAGCTAACTTTAGAATCAGCATCAATTACTATGGTGCATTCTGCTCCTGTGCCATCTCCTCTGATTGGAACGGAAGTATAAGTCGAGTTTGCAGTGCCAAGACCAACACCTTTGTTAGTAATCGTGACAATCTTAATAGATCCATCAACTGCATTATCTCTCACTGCAGCATTATCAGTTGCAGTTGACCAGTCTGCAGGAACTGGCATGTAATCAGTCGATTCAAACTTTACTACATCACTTGGAGCAATAGTATAAAGATACTTCCAGATATAACCATCGCCACTAGTACCAGCTGCCTTAGGTTCTAAATCTGTAAAAGTTGGTTCATCCAAAGATGGTCTTCCTGATGGATTATCAGGATCAATACCATTTTGCAGACAAATATAAACTCTGAAGTCGCTATTCAATACAAAATAATTTGCAAGATACAGTGACGTAGACCCAGAAACTACAGCAGTATTTGATCTGCTATAATCGTGACGATACATGTCATAGGTCGTTCCTGAAGACCAAGTTCTCTTGGGAACAACCTGCTTTGCATCTGCAGAATTAATTTTCTTCAGAGCGATCATGGTATCCCAATAATCATCCTCTTCGGTAAAATTATCTTTTGGTGAAGGGGGATCAGAATCCCAAGTAGATTGATAATCTGCTGGGTTTGGCAAACCAACAAAAGAATAATATGCATTAGATGAATTATTCACCCCTGCAATAAAATTCTTTGCATTCAATATTCTAATCTGATCCGTAATTATTGCGGCCATTTTGACAGAGTTTTTCTTTATTTATTAGTGATTAGACGATATAATTTTTGAATTTCAAGAAGTTAGATCTGACAACCATGGTTGACGTTGAGATGCCAGTTCCATCAGTTGCACCAATTCCAGATTCAGTATATGCGGAGTAAGAATTTGTCTCCGTTCTTCCAGTAACATCAATTCTTCCCCAACTGAATGATCCAAAGAAGTCTGATGTATTAATACCAGAGTATCCACTTGCGTAATCGTCAACCTTGACAAAGACTCTTTTAACTGTTGTGTCTATTCCAGACACACTAGTTGAGATAAACTCTGCACTGGATACGTAGTAAACATTATCTATGAATGATGTTCCGACTCCAACAGTGTTTCCAGATGTATCCAAAGAAGTGACTGAGGTAGATCCAACACCACCATTTGAATTTCTTACGATAAAATAATCATTTGCTGCAAGAGAACTTACTGTAATAGCAGTTCCTGCAATAGCAGAGTCTCTGAGGAAAGAGTCATATGGAATATGTAGGTCAAGAACTAACTGAGTAGTTCCAACTCCGACAGCCGTAGTTCCAAATCCAACGATGATACCATTATCACCTTGATAAGAATCAACAGTAATTTCTTCTTCAGAATACGTTGGAGGTGCGATAAGAACTGGTGGAGGACTTACATTTGTATAAGCAGTTCCAGCATTAGAAAGAGTAATGCTTGTTACCACCCCAGCGGTAATAGATGCTGTTGCAAGAGCAGTGGTTCCAACACCAACTGCCTGAACCGTGCTTCCAATCGTTACGACTGGTGCAGACGCATATCCAGAACCACCATCAGAAATTGATATAGAAGAAATAGTTCCAAGACCAGAGACGATTGCAGTTGCTGCGGCTGCTGTCTTAGATTCCTGAGTAATAAATTTGATTTTCTTCTGGAATGCTAGATCAGTATCATTTTCATTCTGTGGATTGAACATGGGTCTCAGATTGTCCACATAAATCGCGGTAGATCCAACACCAACAGACTTGATAATATATGCACTTGGATTGATAACTGGTTCATAAAGTTCACGATCCTTACCAATAGCAATCTCATCAACAAAGACATCTTCAGTTTGCTTACACCAGATAACAGGCCTGTCCAGAGTAAT